TTTTCTGCTTTTGTTTTTGCTTCTAAAAGTTCTTTTTCTGCTTGTGCTTTAGCATCAACTGCTTCTTTTGCTGCTTTTATACTTTCCTTTTCTTCATCTTTTGCTTCTTCCAATTTTTCTTCCAATTTTGCTTCTTCTAATTTTTCTTTAATTTCTTCTTCACCAAAATTAAACCTTTTTCGTTTACCCATTCTTTCGAGTTTTTTTAAATCAGCATTCAGTTTTTTTTTACTCTGAACCATTAAAAACTTTTTAATAAAACCGGTTATTTTAATTTTAAACGAAATTAAATTGATGGAATAAATTCCCAACGAAGGTCGTTACAAATTCCTTTCCAAATGAGATCGTGTTCATACAATTTTTCTCTGCTCTTTAACAATGGAAAACAATTCAAAAATTCATCCTTTTTAAGAAGTTCACATAACTTGTAAAAAATATAATTGTAATTTAGAAAATTTTTACGTGATGGACATATCTGCAAACGATATTTTTCAAATGGAATTTGAATTTCATCAAACATTATTTTAAGTTGTTGTTCAAGGTCTTGTGTTAATTTTGGTGCAGGTAACCCACAAAACTCATTTATTATTGTTGGTATATGTTCGTAGTACTTATTGTAACCTAGTTTTCTAAGATATTCCTTTATACATTTAGGTGTAAATAATTTAGGATTTGTTATATTGTATTTCTTAAACTCTTCTGCTAATTTTTGAATTATTATTGGAGGTATTGTTGTATTTTCTTTTGCCTGTAGTTGGTTCAAACATTCTTGAAAATGATTGTTACGTTTATAATTAAAAACAGTAACGTGTTCTATATTTTCTGTATAAACGGGACCTATTTCTTCACCAAATGATGTATATACCATATTTCCACATTTTTTACATATTTCTGAACATGTTTTTGTTTCAAATATAAAATCATCTGTCGATTTACAAATTATACAAACTGCTTTTTCATTTTTTGAAATGTTTATATTTTTTAATTCTGGATTGAATTTTTTTATATATTCATTATACAATTCTGATTTTGAATTATTAATACTTGCATTTACGAATGTATCCATAACACCTTTTTGAGAATTATCTTCAAATGAAGTGGTGTCAAATTCATTTACAATTGAACTAAATTCCAATAGGTATTCATTAAGTTCTGTATCGTTTTCAATTGAATTTATTTTAGTTTTAATATTTTCAATTTTACAACCAAGATTGTATTTTTCGGAAAGACATGTGTTGGTGTAAACTAAACTAAGTTTTTTTATTTCCGATTTATAAAAATTTAACTTCTTTTTTTCTGATTCAAAATACTCTAATCTTTTTTCATGGAGATCATAAATATTTGTACGAGTGTCCGATAATGCATCCTTTTTTGCTAACTTAAAATTTGCCATTAAAATAATTTAATTTTATTCTTTAATTAACTTAAAATAAAAATATAAGTTTTTATTAAAAGAATACCATGAATAATAATTTTAATTACAGCAGTGTTGGAGGTAATTTTGGAAAACAAACTGTTAATAAATTTAACCCTATAAATGAACCATATGGATGGTGTTTGTTACCTATTGATCCAAAAAACCGTGACAATACGGATAGTGAAACGTATGGAGATGGTACATTCTTACCTAATTGCATTCCTAAACTTGTTCAACCACCAGGTGTTATTGGAAAACAAAATACAAATAGTGTAAATGCACTTGATCAATTTTTCTTTAATCAACAAACACATCTTCCATCGGGTGTTTCAAGAACAAGTTATTTTACTTCTCCATCTAAACCAGATTTACAAACACCTAGACCAACTGATACAAAGGTAAACAGTTACATCAGTCTTGCTTCACAGTCATTGCACATTGCACCCGATACTCTTATGCAACTCTTCTTTTCAGATGATAATATTAATCATGTTAGAAACACCATTGTATCAAAAGTAAAACAAATTACTGCTGATACAAGAGTGGCAGGTAATGATGAAGGTGTTACTATTAAACCACCAAATATGGATGATCTATTTTATTACATGGTAAACACTTTTCAAAATTACAAAATCCATAACGGTTCAATTTGCTTTGTAAATCTTAAGAAAGATACTGATTTTAAAGCAGAACTTATTAAACTAAACTCAAATATTTTACAAGACTATATTTCCAAAATGGTATCTCAAATTAATATGTACATTTATTATTACAAAGATGCTTCTCAGTTACCCGAACAACTAAGTCTACCATTGTTAACATCCATGAAAGGATCCAAGACACTTGAATACAATACTGGATTTACATCGGGTAACAGTATCGGTATTGCTTCATACAATGAAGTTGGTAACATTATTTAAAATAATTTAAAACATTTTCTTATTTTTAAACCTTTAATTTTTTTAAAAAAGTTAAATCAGATTTTAATTTTTTTAATTTTAATTTTTTGATATTGGTAACATTGGTAACGTTGGTAATATTTTTGATTTTTTTACCAAAATTTGTATGTTTTTCCATTGGTACTAAATAATCAGATTTTGGTTTTGTAAATACCAATTTACCTGTAGGATTATTTGTAAACATTAATTTTACACTTGTATTATTTATTTTTATATTTTGAACATCACTTGGTAATTTACCATTTTCATACTTTTTATCATTAACATTAACCACAAATCCATTTTTATAATAATTATTTTTTATATATTTAATTAAATCTGTTAACTTTTCATTTGTATCTTTTGTTATATCAAACTTTTCTTTAAAAATTTCAGAGAATTCCCACTCAAGATATTTTATTAAATAATATTTAATATTTTTAAATGTTATATTTTTAGGTATTTGTGTTTGTAAGGTTGATACAAATTCACAAAGACCTCCGTGGTTTGGACATGATTTTAAAGCATATGGATAAAACCCATCAAATTCATAAGTAACATCGTTTACTTTCAAAGGATTTTTATTAAAGTATTTATATAATCCTTGATTTGCATACTGGTGGTATTTTTTATCCTTTTTTTCACATATATCATCATAATTCATTTGTTTACCATCAATATTTGCTGTCACATTTTCATATTGTTCAAAATTTTTAGGATCACAAATTTCACTAATATTTGAAGCTTGTTGTACATAATCTGTAATATCATATTGACCTAATTGAAGATGATCAGAATGTTCAAAATCTTTATATTTATTTCGTATTTGTTCTGGTTCCCATTCTATATTAAAATTTGGTTCAAGTCTCCAAAACTTTTTGTCTTTTTTTGATAAAATAAAAGTATTTTGATGTGCATTATGCATACCAACCGATTTATCTTCTAAATCAATAAACCCGGTTGTATTAAGACTATTATTACCAACGCAATCTTGAATGCCTTTTTCAAATTCTGGTCTATTTAGTAGTTCAACGTTAACACTAGCATGACCGTAATCATTTATTTTAATTGGAAAACCGTGTATAACACAGTGTTCTTTGTTTTTATCTAAAAATTTAATAAGTCTAACTGACGTTATTGTATTTATATTACCAAGATTATGATATTTACGTTTAAGATAGTCTTGATATATAAATGTGTAAAAATATTGAAACTGTGATCTTAAATCGTCATCTTTTTCATAGTCAGTATAATACAATGCGGTAAGATAAATATAATATTTGTAATAATTTTCCATTTCTTTTGCTGATTTTACTGGTGCTTCTCTTGCTACTGGAAGTTCATTTTTTTGTCCAGTTTGTATTCCTTTTAAATCTGCTACTTTTTGATTATATGAAATTAATAGTTGATCAGTTTTATTAGTAAGTTTTTCAAATAAATTGGAACAAACAACTGTATCTTGATCTGATAAATATTTTTCTATTTTATCAAATTTATCAGCAGATAAAGTCCATTTCTTATTTATATCATTTATTTTTTCATTGTAAAATGTATTAAAACCATTCAACTCTTTACGTGTTTCTATATCTGTTTTAAAATTTTCTATATCGGTTAATATCAAATTTATTTTGTCTGTTAATTCTTGAAGATCATGTTTATCAAAATCAGCAAATTTTTTATTATTTAATCTAGTTATATCATCTATTAAATCATTTATTTTTTTAATTATTTCATTATTACTATCACTATGTTTCATTATATAACCTTGAACTGTATCTTGATTAAATTTATAATGTCGTGATGTATAATTTTTAACAAAATCTTCACGAGTTTTTATGTGATCTTCATTTACACGTTTTATATATTTTGTTAAAGTTTGTATTATGTTATTACCTTGTTTTATTTCAGGTGTTTCTTCTATTTTATTTTGAGGTGGTGGAATAGAAGCAGTTGAATTTGCAGGTTTGGGTGGATGTTTTTTTTCAGTTTTTTTATTTGCTAAGTTTTTTACTCTTTCAATTGCATCATCTCTTGCTTTAGAAACCTGCAAAGTAAGATTTCCATCATCGTCTCTCAATTGCCTACCAAGAATAGATTGTTCTTCAATTTCTTTATTAGTTGTTGCATTATTAAATAATTCAATCATTGTAATTGCTGGTTTTTCTTGTGCTTTATTATAATCTTTGTGTAATTTCTTAATATACTCATCTATATCTTCTTTTTTACATAATGGGTAATTTTTTTCTGTATAAGTTTGTTTGAACTTTTTATACCTTTCATTTATCTCTTTTATGCCAGTCAAATTTTCAAATGGATTTATATAATTTTGTATTCTTTTACAATTACTTACAACAGAATTTAATTTATTTCTAATTGTTTTTACTTTTTGTGTACGTGCTTCTTTTACTGCCTTTTCTTTTTCTACTCTTTCAATTGCATCATCTCTTGATTTAGCAACCTTTCTAATATAATCTGGGTCATTTATTATTTTACTTAAATGAGTTGCTTTATCTGCTTCTCTAATTTCTTGATCAGTTGTTGCTTTATTAAATAATTCAATGAGTTTATTGGATTGTTCTTCTTTTTCTTCTTCTACTCTACGGACTGCTTCATCTCTTGCATCAACTAATTTTTTATACCCTGGGTCACTACTATTATAAGGTATATTATTAAAATATTTTTCAGTTAAACCGTTTGATAAAGTATTTATATCACCAATAGATTCAGCATTATTAAATTTATTTACAAAATTTGTTATTAGTTCTTCTTTTTCTTTATCTGCTACTTCTTTTTGTTCTTCTTTAGTATGTGGACCTTTTCCAGTTTGTGGTCCAAGTTCAAATGGGGGAAGAGGTGGTGGAGCAGGAGGTCGTTCACCTTTTACAGGTTGATGGGTTTTATTATTTATTCTATCAATAGCTTTATCTCTTTCCTCAGTTAATTTTTTAAAAACTGGATTATGTATATCATTGATTATAATTTTATCAGCAATATAATTTTGTAAATATTTTGTTGAAGTATCTATATCTTGAACAGAATTAGCATTTTTAAATTTATTTTCAAGATCTTTTAATAATTTCTTTTCTGCAAGTCTTTTTTGGAGATTTGAATTTGCTTCTTCTTTTTTTGCTTCTACAACAGATGCTTGTTGTGCTCGCTGTGAATCTAAACTTTCTAAATTTTTATTTGATTCTTTTAGATCTTTTTTTACTTTTTCTTCTTCTTTTTTTATTCTTTCAAGTTCTTTACGTCTTTCTTCCAAACTTAGGTTTGCTGCTTCTGCTTTTTCTAAATTTAACTTTGCAAAATTTTCTGCTAAAATATCTGCATTTTTATATGCTTCTTTTAATTCATTTTGTAATTCTTTTTGTAATTCTGCTGCTCCTTTTTGTTGTGAGTTTGTTGCATTTGCTTCTTTTCTTGCTTTTTCATTTCTAAAAGCAGATTGTATTTTAACTGCTGCTTTTACTTCCTTTGTTGCTTTTTCTTTTGCTACATTGTAATCACTTGTTAGTTTTGCGATGTACTCTTTTATTTCTTTTTTACAAAATGGATATTTATCTTCTCTATAACTTTGTTTAAACCTTTCATATACTTTATCAATAAGTGTGATATTTGATAAACCTTCAAATGGATTTTTGTAATTATTTAATGATTTGCAATTACTTATAACGGAATTTATTTTATTGTTAATTATTTTTTTTGCATTTGCTTTATTTTGTATACTTTCTTTTTTTTTTCTAAGTTGTTCCTCCATAGTTAGATTTACTGGTAAATTATTTGTAGATTTCCCTTTTGGAAGATTTAATTGCCGAAGTGGTGGAACAGGTGGTGGAACAGGTCGTGGAACAGGTGGTAAATGTTGTTTTTCTTCATTTTTTATTTCTTGTTCTACCTTTTTTAATTTTTGTTCAGTATTTTTTAATTCTTTTGCTTCTTTTTCAGTTTCTTCTTTTGATTCTTTTGTTTTTTTTGCATTTTCTTTATTTTGTATACTTTCTTTTTTTTTTACAAGTTGTTCCTCCATAGTTAGAGGAGTTACTGGTAAATTATTTGTAGATTTCCCTTTTGGAAGATTTAATTGCCGATGTGGTGGTGCAGGTGGTGGTGCAGGTGGTAAATGTTGTTTTGCTTCATTTTTTATTTCCTGTTCTACTTTTTTTAATTCTTGTTCAGTCTTTTTAAGTTCTTTTTTATCTTCTGTTGGTAGTTTACCATTTTCCTTTGTTAATTGAAGTGCAACTTCTTTATTTATTAATTTTGCTTCTTTTTCATTTAATTCTTTTGCTTCTTTTGATTCTTTTGTTTCTTTTGATTCTTTTGTTTCTTTTGATTCTTTTTCAAGATTTTCCTTTTTTGATTTATTACGTTTGTGTATAGTATATGCAGCACCACCTGCTACTGCTGCTACACCTGCTACTTTAAGAGAAGTATGGATTCCTTTTTTATGTTGTTTATAAATGTCTTTTAACCATTTTATTCCAAATTCGTTCTTTCTTCCGGATACTTTACCAAGATCCGTTAAAAGTGTTTTTAAACGTGGACGTTTCATTTAAATAAAGAAATTATTTTAAAAAATAGTTAAATAACATTTAATTTTTGATCTTTTTGGTCTTTTTGGTCTTTTTAACCTTTTTACCAAAATTTGTATGTTTATCCATTGGTAATGAATAATAATCAGGTGGTTTTGTAAATAACAATTTACCAGTAGTATTAGATGTAAATCTTAATTTTACACTTGTGTTATTTATTTCTATACTTTTAATAGCATCTGATAATACACCATTTTCATACTTTTTATCATTTACCTTAATTATAGTTTGAGGTGTAGAATAATGCTTTTTTATATAACTAATTAAATCTGTTAACTTTTCATTTGTATTTAAATTTATATCAAACTTTTCTTTAAAAATTTGAAAGTATTCCCACTCAAGATATTTTATTACATAATACTTAATATTTTTAAATGTTATATTTTTAGGTATTTGTGTTTGCAATGTTGACACAAATTCACAAAGACCTCCGTGATTTGGGCATGATTTTAAAGCATATGGATAAAAACCATCAAATTCATAAGTAATGCCATTTATTACTAACGGTTTTTCTTTAAAATAATCATGCAATGCCTTATTTGCATACTGGTTGTATTTTTTATATTCTTTTTTACAATATTGATGAAAATTTAATTGTTGACCTTCAACTGTAAAAGTTCGGTCTTTATAGGTGTCACCCTTACAATATGGTCCAACGTTATTTACATAATCATTAATATCATATTGACCTACTTGAAGATGATCGGTATGTTCAAAATCTTTATATTTTTCTCTTATTTGCTCTGGTTCCCATTCTATATTAAAATTTGGTTCAAGTCTCCAAAACTTTTTATCTTTTTTTGATAAAATAAAAGTATTACGGTGAAGAGCATGGTCTTTTATATTTTTATCTTCTAAATGAATAAAACCTGTTGTATTAAGACTATTATTATTAACGCAATTTTGAATACCATCTTCAAATTTTTGTCTATCTGGTAGTTCAATGTTAACAGTATCATGTTGATAATTATTTATATTAATAGTTTGACCTTGTATAATACAGTGTTCTTTGTTTTTATCTAAAAATTCAATAAGTCTAGTTGCAGATATTGTATTTATATCACCAAGATTATGATATTTTAGTTTAAGATAATTCTGAAATATAAATGTGTAAAAAAACTGAAACTGCGACCGTAAATTGTCATCTTTTTCATAGTCAGTATAATATAATGCAGTAAGATAAATATAATATTTATAATAATTTTCCATTTCCTTTTCTTCTTCTAGTATTATTCTTTGTTTTTCAAATATTTCTGTTATTTTACCTCGTTCTAAATTTATTTCATTTAATATTTCTATTATTTCATTGCATTTATATTTTGTACAATTTTTATTATATATATTATTATAGTTATTTATGTATAACTTATTTTCATTATACAAAATAGTTTTATTATTATTATATAATTCTATTAAACCAATAATACTATTATTATAATTTAATATATCAATTTTAAATTTTTCTATTTTAATTAATAGTTCTTTTCCTAGTTTTAGTTCTGGAGAAATGTTTAGATTTTGTTTCTTTAGTTTTTCATATTTTTCATTTATTTTTCTTTTAAGTTCTACTCGTTTTGCTTTTAGTTGAGTTAGATTTTCTTGTTGTTTTAATTCTATTTTTCTTACAGGTTGTTCTTTATTTATTTCCTGTTCTACTTTTTTTAACTCTTGTTCAGTCTTTTTAAGTTCTTTTTTATCTTCTATTGGTAATTTACTATTTTCATTTGATAATTTAATAGCAACTTCTTTATTTATTAATTTTGCTTCTTTTTCATTTAATTCTTTTGATTCTTTTTCAAGTTTTTCCTTTTTTGATTTATTATGTTTATGTAAACTATAAGCAGCACCACCTGCTACTGCTGCAACACCTGCTACTTTAAGAGATGTATGAATTCCTTTTTTGTGTTGTTTATAAATGTCTTTTAACCATTTAATACCAAAATTATTCTTTCTTCCGGATACTTTACCAAGATCCGTTAAAAGTGATTTTAAACGTGAAGGTTTCATTTAAATAAAGAAATTATTTTTTAATCAAAATAATTTCCAGGCATTAATTTTTCATTTGAAATAAAACGATCTTTATATTTTATGTAAATGGTTGCTACAATTGCTGCTACCATTCCAGGTGCAACTGATTTCTTAATTATAAAATTAGAGTCTTTTTCTTTTGTGTCCGATACAAAGTACATTATTACACTTATAACTATAAAAACTATAATAGGGATTTTATAAGACATTCCTGTTATAACTTTTAATATTTTTTTATTTTTTTTAAAAGAACGAATACCGGTTTACCTTTTTTTTAAAAGAATGAATACTTGTGTTTATTTTTTTTGTCGTGTTTGTCGTGTTTGTCGTGTTTGTCTTTTCTCGAAGACCTTGAAGACCTTGAAGACCTTGAAGACCCTGAAGAACTTGAAGAACTTGAAGAACTGTCACTGTCACTTGAAGAATCACTGTCACTTGACGAATCAGAATAACTTAATGACCCATTGTCAGGTGTATCGGGTCTACCAGGTTGTTCAAAAGGAATGTCAGTACTAAATGGTTCATTAATTATCGGTGGAGGTTGTTGTGTTATGTAATCATTAAGACCGTTGATGTGTAAACTTTTTGTTGTATTTTCTTCGGGTTCGTCCGGTTCGTCTGGTTCGCTTTCAATAACTTTATCCATATTTAAATTATCTCCTTCAGTTTCTGGTTCTTCTTCAGAATCTGAATCGGTGTATTCAGCATTATCGTCAAGAGCATTTTTTAGATATTCTTGAAGGATATTGTCAAATGGCATCATTTTTCTAATAGATTCATCAACTGCGTCTGATATTATTTCTCTGACATATCTTTTATTTTTTTGTATTTGGTTTGGATCGTTCTTGTGATAAAATAGCATTGGGTCGTAAAAAACTTGTTGTGCTGATTCAATGTAAACAGAATGTACAAAAAGTTCACATGTTGGTATTTTAACTTTTATGTTGTCACTGTTTCCATTTAAACGAATACTTGCAAGAATTTTAACGTTACTTACAAAAATAGCAGTAACGATATCCATGATGTATGGACATTTTCTTTTAATGCGTTTTGATTCTTCTTGTAAAATAGTCTGATTCCATGTTACAACATCTTTTAAAAATTGCTGGAATGTCCAAATTATACCATTTTCTGATTTTTCTTTTTGAACTTTTACTGCATCTTCATAAATACTATTAATTCCTTGAATAACCAATGGACTTATAATGGATTTTAATTGTTCTATGTATTCATCCCTTGCAGCAACCAAAACAGATATATTTAAACTTTTACTCATTCGTTTAAATTTAAAAACATTTTTAAAAAAAAATATTAACGAATAATAATTAACATGAAAGAAGGTAAGGTATTTACAATACAAGAACCAAATTCTTGTAAACTTAAATTAAACATTCCGTTGGAATTGGTAAATGAAGTTAACAAAGACCTTGACAAAGATCATGAAAACTCTGGTGTTATATATTGTGACGGTAATAACAACGTTATAGGTATCAATAAAACAAAAGGTGATTCGGATTCTGTAATGACACCTAATAATGTAATAAATTTTCATACTCATCCTATCAGTGCTTATAACAATGGAGAAACAGTTTGGGGGTGGCCATCGGGTGAAGACATTCGAGAAACCATTAAGTTTGCTTTAGCAGGTAATAAAGCACATCTTGTTTTTAGTAATGAAGGGTTATATACAATACAAGTTAGTCCTTGTAAAATTAAAAAAATAAAAGAACTTCTCAATGACCGTGAACGAGGTGTGCTTATATTTTTGATAGAAGAATACTTCAAAACAACTCATAATTTTAGAGGTGTATCGGAAGTAAATAAATTTTACCAAAATGGTAAATTAATAAATCCATATACTTACGTCGACTTTATAAATAATTTTGATATTTCTAATTTATCATCTGGTAAAGATGTTAAAACATTGGTTTCTATGAAATTTGGAAGAATCAAGGAAACCGGTCATACAGGTATCCATGGTGAAGAAAATATAAATCATTACACCCGTGGTGATTCCGAGTTTAGCAAGATACCAAATGTTGGGTTTCCAGTTATATCAGGAACAAAAATAATTAACAAAAGTATTAAAGACTATATACAAAAAGATGATCTTAAGGAACTTAGATCAATTAATGCAAAAGGTGAAGAAAGCACTTTTGGTAAAAAGAACATAATCGAAATTATCAAAATCATAAATAATATTGCTGAAAAATTTAATACAAAGAAGTGTGCAATAACATGGAACAGTAACCCAAACGCATGGTTTTTTGTAAACTTTTTTCCATCTGAAAATTACAACCAAAAAAGTTATCAAAAAGGTGATAAATTAGTTACACCCGATAAAAAAATACCTGTCATAAACGGTGTTGAACCATTTATAAGAATTTTTTCAAGTCAAAAGGATGGATGTAGTGTAGAAAAAATTCGTAATAATTTTAAATTCAAAATTGGTAAAATGACATTTAAAATTGGTAATAACCGAAATTGCAAACTTTGTGGATTTGGAAAAACTTTAAAAACTTTTTCAAAAAAGGAAGAACTTTTCATGGATCTTAAAAAACTTAAAAACTTAATTTAATTTTACTTTGCAGCAATCTGTCCTCCATTTGGATCACCCAGAGTTGCATAAGTTCTATTAACATATGGATATGCTTTGCTAAGTGCTTCGCTGTCTCCCATAAAGAGATCTTCAAAACTTCTATTGCTACTCCATGAAGCACCGGGCATTGCTTTATCTGCTTCAGGGTAAACTAGTCCTGTACGATCGTTGCGACCTTGGTTCCAGTTGATACGGTCGTTGTAAACACCTTTTTCCATTCCAAGAATGTAACTGTTTGTTGAATCTTTAGAATTATCGGGTGCCCATGTATTGTTGTATCCTCCCTGGGTATATTCATTGTGTGGGAGTTTCTTCATATTAATGTAAGAGTAATCGGGTGCACTTGTATTTGTAAAGAAGGAAGGTATTTCACCTTTATTATTGGGGTCCCAGATAACACTCAATGGATTGCTAAGAAGAGGTGCGATTTGGTAACTTGCAGTGTACCTATTTTCAATTCCACTAACTTCCTTACCCAAAAGTTGAGAATAATCATGGATACTTCCACCATCAGTTTCAATGTTGTAATTGAGTTTAAGACCATTTGTAGTTGGTGTTGAAATCTTACGATATTCTTGGAATTTACTACCATCTGGAACTGCTCCCTTAAATGTTCCAGGACCATCAACATTGAAATCAGGTCTTTGCCAGAGATTATCAACGCGTACATCGGGGTTTTGAATGGCACTTGCATTAATAGCAGTTGGTCCAGCACCTGGAATGTAAGAATAATCAGTTGCTGATCGTAAACCATAATTGCTTGAACCATTAATTCTGACTTTTTTATCACCAATGTTAGCATAATAAGGAACGTAAGTCGAATATTCTGCTTGTGCCTTTGTTATAGGTGCTACTGAACCATTGTAAGTATAAAGTGTTGTTTCTTTTGTAGTTGGTCTAACGGTGTCTTGTAAACGGTTTTGAAATTGACGTTGACCTTTAACGTTAATTTGAGTTTCATTTGTTGCAGTTAGTTCACCACGATCTGTATCAATTGCATAAACACCTTCACGAGTTTGTTGGAATTTAGGAAAAGCAGTTTTGATAAAACCTTCAGGTGTTGGATTTAATGATAAATCGCTTTTTGATCTAAGTGATAAATTAAAGGAACCATTGTATTTAGCACTTTCAACAGATGGAGCATTTGCAGAAACAAGTCCAGGTGGTCCTGTTCCTGGAACTGCCTGGTCAAATACTGAACAATGTGGTGTTAGTAGAAAATTATTAACATTCATTCAACCGTTTTTAATAAAAACTGTTATTTTATTTTTATTTTATTTTAATTTAAATTAATTTAATTTAATTTAAAGTTAATAAAATAAATTAAATTAAGTTAAATGTCAATACCTATAGATTCAAATTTTAAAAGTCTTAGTTGCCAATTAGGTGGGTTAACTCTTAATGGAAATGTTTCTCAAGGAACAGCAACTTCATTAAATGTAATAAATATAAATGACCCTAATGTTGTTAAAACTCTAAGTAAAACAATCACTGGTAAATTTATACAAGTTAACTTAGCAAATGAAGTATTTTATATTCCACTTTACCAATGAAAGTTAATGAAATTATTCAAATTAATGAAATTTAAGTTAATTTAATTAAAAAAAAAAATAAAAGTTATAAATATAGTTTAAATTATAAATGGGTTTCACTGGTATATTTGGAATTGCAGCGATGGCTTATATGTTACCATTTTTATTAATTTGTTCTTGTTTGTGTTTCTGTTTCTATCCCTTGATAAAAGGATGGTTTAAGGTTGGAAAGGCAGTATTTACAAATGTTGAAGAAGGTTCTAAAGAAGAATTTTCTAATATGTGTGGAGATGATCCTTCAAAAATGAAGTGAGAGTAATTCCGATTTCCACATTTGTTGAATTGTATTATTTTTGAGTGTATTTAATTCCGATTGCATATCGCTACATTGATTTTCAAGTAAGTTTATTTTTTCTGCTGTAAGTGTCCATAATTTAAGATCTAAAAGGTAATCATAATTACCACCAACCTTTAAAAGGTTATAATTGTTAATTTGTTCAATGATAAAATCTTTTTTCTTATTAAACACAATTATCTTAGAATCAATAACCAATTTTATAAATTTTATTTTTGATTCTAAGACACTAAGGTTACTGTTTAGTGTATCGATAAGGTACTTCTTTCTTTTTACAAAGAGATCTTTCCTAACCTGGTAAAAACGGTAAATTATTTCTTCAGGACTATTCACCTTTCGTATCTTGCAATGATTGTCAAAGACATGCATATTAGATGTATTAATGGTACTTGTTAACTTCAATTTTTTTATAGTTTCTTCCTTTGACAACGAGTCTATAACTATTTTTTGCATAATGATTTTAAAAGAAACTTTGGTATCGTCACTGTTGTTTTTATAATCGATTATATCATTTGCTTCTATCAAGGATTCCAAAAATTCTTTATAAGTTTGTGTCCATTTACCAATTGGAAGTTCAGTGATTTCTATAGTGGTTGGATTGATAATTGAATAAACACCTGTTGTAATGTATTTAAATTCTGATTCTTTTTCAATTGTCCCCTTAAAACCACGGTACCATGGAATCATTTCATGTTGTTCTCCTTTTCCATCTGTATCGATAAGTATTTTCAAATTTGCAATGATATTGTCAGGATTGTAACAAGGAATGTTTGTACTGTAACCCGTTCCAATTCCTTCTGATCCATTTACCAACAACATCGGGATTATTGGAACATAAAACTTAGGTTCAATAGATTGTCCATCATCATCAAGATAATCCAACAACTTAGAGTCATGTTCATTAAAGAGTATTTTTGTAATTGGATTGAGTCTTGTAAAAATGTACCTAGGAGACGCTGAGTCCTTGCCCCCGAGAATTTTCGTACCAAACTGTCCCGATGGCATCAAAAGATTTATATTATTACTTCCAACAAAGTCCTGTGCCATATTGATAATTGTTCCTTGAAGACTTACTTCACCGTGGTGGTAACTGGTGTGTTCCGAAATGTAACCAGAAAGTTGTGCAACCTTGGTATCTGTATACAACCCTTTTTTGACACATCCATAAAACACCTTACGCTGCGAAGGTTTAAAACCATCCATAATATTTGGAATACTCCTTTCAAGATCTGCAATTGAAAAATTGATAAGTTCATGATTTACGAATTCACTAAAACTTTGTTTCAAGACTGTAAAATCAAGACTGTTCGATTTGCCAGTTGATTCTTTAATCCATTCTTTACGATTGTCTTCAAAACCTTTTTTGAATGCTTTAATGAGGTCAGTTTCAGTCTGATCGGTAAATGAATAAACGATGGTTTGTTTTGCTAAATTTGAAAAATAACCTTTTGCTTCAACGGCAGTCGAAGTACCCAAACCTTTGTAATACTTAATGTTCCATGTGCTTACATTTTCAGATTCTTTCCAAGCATTGAAATCGTTTTGATTGTAAAATGGAATAACAGTTTTACCCTTTGTTACCTTGACAATCGGAGTTATGATACTGCTTACAAAAGATTCAATTTTTATGAGCGATGGCCAAAAGGAATGGATAAAGTTTATAATCAAACCCTTGATATGGGATCCATCGTTATCGGCATCGGTAAAGATAAGAATACCACCATACCTCAATGACTTTGTATTGGTGTATTCCTTACCCTGTTGAAGACCCAATATTTTCTTGAGGTTGTTTATTTCTTCATTCTTGAGAATCTGTTGGGCAGTTGCATCACGTACATTCAAAAGTTTACCCCTCAATGGAAAAACACCGTAGTAATCCCTTCCGATAACCGATAAACCAGCAACTGCAGATGCTTTTGCTGAGTCACCTTCCGTAAGTATAAGTTTACACTTATGACCATCGACACCACCTGCTTTATTGGCATCGTCAAGTTTTGGAATACCCGTTAAACGAAATTGTTTTTTACCATCGGTTTTTGAAAGACTCTTGTTTTCCTTTGCTTTTGCAATATCAATGACATTTGCAGTTATACCCAATTTTTCAATTTTTTTAAGAGATTCTTCACTGAGTTTACCGGAACTACCAAATTTATTAACCTTGGTTACATGATGTTCCTTAGTCTGACTGCTGAATGAAGGATTTTCAATCAAGCAATTAATAAAAATAAGGATGTTGTCTTTAATGTATGCTGGGCGAATGGTAATGTCTTTTGCTTTCTTTTCAATTTGTTCTTTTAGTGAATAAACAATTTGATTAACGATGTAATCGACATGGGTACCCCCGTCAGAAGTCGATATGCCATTTACAAATGAAACCTGTGAAAATTTATCATATGGATTAAGCACAACAGCAACTTCCCAACGATCATTAATTTTTTCATAAACCTTGGCACTTTTTTCAACAAATAACGTTGTGTAGTCTTCAAAATTTTTTATATTTATTTTTTCATTATTAAAATAAACACCAATACTTTTATTGGTTATAGCAGAACCTTCATAAACCCTTGTTAAAAATAAAAGATATGTATCGGTATCCAATGAACTTATACCGAAACGTTTATAATCAGGAATAAATGAAATTTTCGTAAATGATTTACCTTTTTTAGTTTTTATAACGGGTTGACTAACCTTTGACATATTATTTTCCCAGGTTTGAATAAAATGTTTTTTACCATCGGATATTTCGACTGTAAATAAAGTACTAAAAGCATTGGTAAGTTTAGAACCATAACCATTTAAACCACCTACAGTACGTTGTTCGGTATCGTCATAATTAGAACTAGTATGAAATTCACCAAAAATAATTTCAGGAACATACTTTCCAAGTTCCTTGTGAATCTCGATGGGGATACCTTCACCGTCGTTCACAATGGTAATAAGACCTTCATTAATCGTTACTTCAATTTTTTTCATAGTTTGATCGCGCTGGGAATGATCAGTTGCATTGGTAAATATTTCATCAAAAATTTTATAAAGACCTGGACTGTATGTTAAATTCTTACGGATCATCTTGCCATTTTCAAATACCCAACGTTCAGCAGTAACTGGTTCAATATCGCCAATATACATTCCGGGGCGGTGTAAAACATGTTCAAGTTGAGACTTCTTCTGGTAAGTACTTTCAATAGTCTTCTTGGGCGCCATTTTCTTTTCTTTTTAAACAAAAAAAATTTTAAATTTTGTTTAAGTTCCTGTATACCTATACGGTTATTTCCTTAAATGAATTTAAAATTTGTAAAAAAAAAATAAAAAAAATAAAAAAAGTTAACGTCTATATTCCTTTTAACGTCTAAAGTCCTTTTATTTTGAGAATTTGATTATTTCGGAAGAAGTTCTTGGTCCTGTATATTTCTCACCTGATGCTTTCATAATTGTTGGAAATCCATTAATGTTGTATTTAGTGATAAGATCTTTTGAACCAGGATCATCTGAACTAAACATCATAATTTTTCCATTTCCTTGGGTAACTGCTTCTAAGAACTCTCCCATGGATCTTTTACAATGTCCACACCATGGTGCATAAAAGATTAAAACGGTATCTTTTGTAATAGAATCATTTTTAGCATCGGCACTTGTAGTTTTAATAGACTCATTGAATGTACTTTTACTACCAGGTGACCCAATGGGTGACCCAATTGGTGAAATAATCTTTTTGCTTTTTCTGCACATAACTTTCATCCAGATTATTAAGAGTATAACTAAAATAATTAATAATATGTCCATGATTTTTAATAATGTCAGATATTTTTTTTTACAAAATATAATTGACTTAAAATAAAGAAAATAAAGGAAATAAAAGGTTTAAACCGTTAAAAAGGTTAAAATTATTTTAAATGCCACCACGTCAAACAAAGTATGAGGAACACCTTCAACTTTCTAAGGTTAAATATTCAGGTAAAATTCTTATTTACAATAGTCCTTCATGGAATGTTCTTTTTCCAATTGTAGAAATAATCAGAAAAATACCAGAAAACAGTATAATTAACCATATTTATTCAAAAAATCAAAATATCATAAAGACTTATGGAACTCAGTACGGTCATCTTGTTTTTGGAATTCCTTTAAAAAAGAAAGACGATTACCTTGCATTAAGAACTGTAAAATTTATATTTATATTTTCAGATTCATCTGATGACAATATATCCGATAATTTAATAAAATATTGTCAAAAAACAAAAACTCCTTATATATGTTATTCAACAATTGATTCAGTTTATCATTTTTATCATGAAACGAAAGTTGAAATAAAAGAACCAGATAACGTTATTGAACTCATGGAAACAATAAAAGATAAAGAACTTGTAAATAAATTTGATGATCTTTTTCCTGAATTTGAAATTATACCATCAAATGAAAAAAAACAAAATACATTAGAAGAATGTATAATGATAATTAAAAAATCAAGAGATACTGCAATGAGTAACAAGGTTTATTCAACAAAAATACCATTTGATCCTAATTTTAGTAAATTAAAATACCTTGAAAGGGAAAAAGAAAAAAAGAAAATCGTTTATGACGATGAACTACCTGTTAGAAAAAGTTTATCCAGTTTTTTCAAGAAAAAGTAAAATTTTTTTAGTATTTTTATAACCATTCATGTATAAATTAAAAATAAGATCGTTTGATTGATCAGCATTTAAAATTTCATCTTTATATTTATCATCAATTACCAAAAATCTATTTTTAACATTATTGTCATAAAATTCATTTAAATTCTCACATAAACCATTTATTAAATTCAGTAACTCAAAATTAGTTTCTCTAAAATTAAATGATAAATCAAATATTATACTAGTTTCACTATTTAACAATTTTGAAACATAACGGTCACATATACCTCCATCGTAATAATAACTACCATTTATAGAATAAGGAGGTAATAATAAAGGTAAAGCAGCACTTGCCATCACTGCATCAATGACCTTTATATCAGGTGATAATTTATTATTAAAATAAACCAATTTTTTTTCTTTAACTGAGTATGCACATGTTGAAAAAACAATACCTGTTTTATCAAATAATTCTTTAAAAGTTATATCACCATTTACCTTTTCTTCAATTATTTTTATTAACAAATCTTTTAGTTTCTTACCTTCTATTATAGATTCTCTACTAAGCATAGTATCTAAATCAGTATCTATAAGTTCTTTTATATTCATATTTATAAAATAATTTAATATAGTGGTGTGTTTAATTTGTAACAGGTAAAATAAACCAAATATAGCACCTACGCTTGCCCCAAGTACTTGTTCGAGTTGATTAAAATTAAATGACTCTTCTAATGCTCTTATAGTTCCTATATATGCCCAACCCTTAAATGCACCTGAACTAAATGATATATTTTTAAATTTATCCATTTTGTTTACTTTTTCCATTTTTTCCATTTTTTCCATTTACATTCCTATTATTTTAAAATTTTTGACAAAAAACCAATTTACCTTGGACGTTAAAAGGAATCTTGACGTTAAAAGGAATCTTGACGTTAAAAGGAATCTTGACGTTAAAAGGAATCTTGACGTTAAAAGGACTTTAATTATGGTTAATTACGTAACACTCGTTGGAAATGTCCAGTCTGGAAAAACAAATGAAGAAATTCTTTTTTGCAACAATAATATAAATAATGGGGTGAGTGTTATATTTGTTACAAGGAACATTAAAGCAGATCAGATGCAGTTATGTTCAAGGTTTAATGAATTTAACAATTTTAACAAAATTAACAATTTTAACAATTTTCTTAATTTTAAAATTCTTTCACACTTGAAGGACAATGATATTGTAAAGTTCATGGAGTCAAATGGAATAATAATTTTATTGTGTAACATATTTCAATTAAAAAGAATGACTTCTATGTTAAAGGTTTATAACGGTGATTATTCACTTTGTATTGACGAGGTTGATTTTTCAATAAAATCAAAAAATGAAAATCATTATTCAGATTACCTTCTTTCACAACTTAAAAAGGGCGCAATTAATGTACTTGGTGCAACTGCAACACCTGTTGCTGTTTTTTCAACTGAAAAAAATACCAAGATTGTTAAATTAAAAAGTGGTAATAATTATCGTGGTATTGAATCGTTAAATATAAATTTTATTAACAGTTATATATCAAATGATCCTCGTTCTGACACTGAAACTATTAATAAAATTTACAAGTCACTTTTGAAGAAGGATCGTGGTATGTTGTTACATACAGTCACAAAGAAAAGAAAAAACCAGTATTCTTTAATGAATTACCTTGTAGAACTTTTTCCAGCAGTTACTATTTTAGTTTATAATGGAGATGGTATCAAACTTATTTGTAAAAACAGAAAGGAATTTCCTTTTTCCAATAAAATTTCTGTGAATACATACGGTCAATCAATTCTTCGTTATCATTTTGTTCATGGAGTTCATTATTTTCAAAATTATTCCATATCGGAGGTTTTACAAAAACTAGTTAATGACCCGCATTATAAACATAACCACATTTCAATTATTTCAGGGTATCTTGCATCAAGGGGAGTAAGTTTTGTTTCTACCGATTATTCACTTCATTTAACAGATCAATACTTGTATACAAATAAAAATACACATGGAGAAAATTATCTTCAAAGTCTTAGAATACTTGGATGTTACAATGACAATGTTCCATTAAGTTTATGGTGTTCAGAAATAGCATGGAAAAGAATAATACAACACAACGATCTTATAAATAATTTAGTAAATGGTATCAACAATGATTCTGAATGGTTAGTTAAAATTAAAAATATAATGATAAACAAACCAGGAAGTCCATTAACACGTCCAGGGTTAAATCCAAAACTAAGAAAAATAAGCAATAGTCACTTTGCAATTGAAGAAAGTGAAGAAAGTGAAAGTTAATTTAAAGTTTAAAAAATTAAAAATTAAAGTTTAAAAATGGGTCAACAAAATTCAAAAGAAAATGCACTTTCAAAAGAAATTACACTTCCAACTGGAAAATGTTTTAAGCATTCATATTGCTTAAAACATGAAAATAAAGTTTTAAAAAATAAAATTAAAGGTATTGATTTAAGTTTTCTTATCGATGACTACGACACCCAACTTATAATGCAAATGTTTTATTATAAATTAAAACATTTAGGGTATACCCTTGGTGTTATAAAACACGTTTATACAGGTTATCGTATAGAACATATATTTAATAGTTTTGTTAAAGAAGGTGTTCCAATTAAAAATGATGAAATGATAGATGACCTTACTATAACAGTTGAATGTTATGAACCACACTTAAATAACATTTATTACCATTTAAACAAAGGTAGTATACTTGTTGCTGGAATTATTTTAACAGAAGAGTTTATAAAAAATTTATTCGAAAATTTTGAAAATTTTGGTAAAATTGAAAATTTTGGTAAATTCGACAATAAAGTTTTATCGGATATTATACTTATAACAGGATACGATTCTTCAAACTTTTTTATAAAAACAACATGGGTAAGTGGTATTTTAACTATTCCGAATAAATACTTAAAAAACATTAGAGAAATATGGAATATTAATGTAAATTAATAAAATTAATGTAAATTAATATAAATTGTAATTTTAATTTTAAATGAAAAATATATTTAAATTCATTTTTATTTTGGTAATAATTTTAATAATTATACATTTAAACAAAAAAGAACAATTTATGAAAAAAAAGAATGTTCCTTTGGAACAAATTAAAAATGATCTTTATTTAATTGCTTATGATGTAGGTATAGAACATATAGAAAATCTTAAAAAAACAAAAATACAAAATAAAGGAGCAGTAATGTTTGATATAGACGATACTCTTCTTGAAGTAACAGAAAATGAATCAGGGCATTTCCATCTCAAACCTATTAAACCGATTATAAATTTATTAAATTATTGTATTAATAATGGTTTATTGGTCATTATTATTACAGCAAGAGATTCAGTTTTTAAAAACCAAACTATAAAGGATCTTAATAAACACAACATTAAATATTCAGGGTTGTATTGTAGACAATCTCCAGAGCAGGATTATGAAAATTTTAAATCAGATATTAAAGCACATCTGTTTAAAGAATTTGATGTAAAGATTTTAATGTCAGTTGGTGACAATTGGATTGACATCATTGGTGATTATTCTGGATATTGTATAAAACTACCAAATAAATCTGACCCCTGTTTATATTATGGATACAATAAAAACCTTACCAAAATTTAATTTTCCCAAAATTTAAAATTTAAAGTTTTAACTTTAATTTAAGTTTATTTAACTTTAATTTAAGTTTATTTAACTTTAATTTAATAAATTTAAAGTTAAATGGAACTCTTTTATTATTTCAACTTATTTTATCATTACAATTTGATAAAAAGTATTTACAACACTTTATTTTATTTTATTTTAAACCTTAATCAAGATAACCAAGTTAAAAATCATTTAAAAAAAATAATTTAACTTTTTAAAGTAAATCTTTAAACTTTAAACTTTAAACTTTAATGAATGTACAGGAAGTGATAAATATTGCAACGCAACGAAACAACAAAACAAAAGGTATTTTAAAAAAAGTTGTAGAAAATATACATAAAAAAATTTTATATTATGCCAAACAGAAACTTGACAGTTGTTCGTATATATTACCTGCTGTAATAGATGATCACATCATTTATGACCGTGTTCAAATGACAAAGGATATTTATAAAGTTTTAAATGGAGAAGGATATATTGTTTCAGCATATAACAACGGTAAAATTGATATATCGTGGAATGAAAAACTAGTTCAAGAAAAATTAAATGTAGATAAATACCTTTTAACACAAGAGGAACAACGATTAAATAAGTACAACAAAAAGAATAAAATCATTACAGACCGTTTTAACTTTTTAGCAAATCCAAACAAAGTTGTTAAGGAAGTATCCATAGAAGAACAACTTGATCAAAAAGTTGAAGAAATTCTTAGAAACAAAGAAAAAGAACAAAAGAAATATTCAAAAAAGGTTGGATTTTTTAACAAAATATAAAGAAAAGGTGTTTTAAAAGAAAAATGAAGTTGTTGTCTTTTGATGTTGGTATTGTAAATTTAGCATATTGTATTTTTGAAACGAATAGTTGTAAAATACTTAAATGGGAAATTATTGATCTTGGTAAACCATTTTCAGCAAAGATTCCAAGTGGTAATTCACAAATTGCCAAACAAAGTAATGATATCCATATCACTCTTATTAAAGAACTGGATGCTCGTTCTTTTTTAAAAGAAGTAGATTACGTTATTGTTGAAAAACAACCTTCATTTAATCCTAAGATGAGGATAATTGGAGGGTGTTTGCAGAATTATTTTTACATTAGGGGTGTTGTAGATCAACCTGATGATTTAAAAATAAAATCAATTGATTTTTTTAGTCCTAAACACAAATTAAAGTGTTATACAGGTCCTGAATTGACAATTCAATCTAAAACAAAGAGCAAGTATTCACAAACAAAAAAGATGGGTGTATTGATAGCAAGGGCAAAATTGGAAGAATTTTCAGAAGTTTCTGAAATTAAATCTTTTTTTGAATCAAGTAAAAAGAAAGACGACCTTTCAGATTGTTATCTTCAAGCAATAACTTACTCCATTTTTAAAAAGTTTAAAAGTAACTGTAACGGTAACGTTCCCGTTTATATCGAACATGTACATAAACCACTTAATAAAATACAAATTAAAAAACAATTGAAGGAATATCTTGATCCAAAGATAAAGGTTCTTTCTGTTATTGAAAAAATGCAAAATTTACAAAATAATCTTAACGTGGTTATCAACGAGATTCCTTTAACTTTAAAAAACACTATTACATTGAGGTATTCATTTGAATTTCCAATTGATCAAGAAAATTTAACTTTTATTTTTACAGATCTTTCAATGAAAAGTTACAACAATTATCATTACACCATTTAAACTTTTTTATTTTTGCAATAAAATTAATTTTTCTTTGAATTCATTTATAGTTTTATAAAAAACACCTCTTAATGGAATGGGTGTAGATGAATCTTTATTTTCTATACAATTTAGAAGTGTATCTAAATTTACCCATCTTATTGCAACTTTTTCTGCTAATTTTGTAACGAGTCTTGAATCGAATTGGTATTTTAAAAAATTCGAGACTTTTACAAATGTATCAGAATAATTTAGAAAATCTATATAAACAGGATACATGTAATATGGAGACCCATTGAGTGTTTTTGATACTATCTTTTTTGAATCGATCATTAAAGGTAAACATTCTGGTATACTGATAATAGCACCCAACGATTCTTCGTAGAATTCTCTTGACGCAGTATTTATAGGATCATTTTGATCTTTAACTTCACACCTTCCTCCAAAATCTGACCAATCGCCATCATTGTCTTTTCCGAGTAAAAAAAGTAGTTTACCGTTTGTATCGAACGTGTAGGGTAATATACCCGCAGAATATCTTAAATTTTTATTTATTTTTTTATAATTCCATGAGGAATAATTATTTTGATTTGGAAATGTCTTCCAATTAAAGTAACTTCCATTGTTGTTATTCATTATTTTACCCTTTTACTTTAAATTTTATTTTTTTAAATCAAATTTAAACTAAATTAAAATACCGTTTCTGTTTAAGAAACTTTCAAATGAAAAACAATACAATTATTGTTGCCGTTTTATTACTTTTACTGTTTGTTGTGGTATTTAGAAGAAAAAGTAACTTTGGAAAAAATGTATTTAAAAACAATGGGTTTGCATCTGTTAAAGCAAGATATACCAAACCAGTCGTTGTTAAAGACATCATTACAAAACAAGAAGCAGACTATATAATGAATGAAGCAAAAAAAACATTTAAAAAGTCTATGATAGTTGGGGGTTTTGACCCATCAATACGAAAAAGTGAAACAACGTGGTTATATAAATCAGATCCAATTGTTTACGACATTATAAATAGAATATGTGATATGAATGGGTATTCTGTTGAGAATACAGAGGCAATGCAAGTTGTAAGATATAAACCTGGAGGATATTATAACCAACACCATGATTCATGTTGTGAAACTGATTCTAAATGTAACGAATTTGTTCAAAATGGAGGACAGCGTGTACTTACAGTCTTAATTTATCTCAATGATAATTTTACAGGTGGATCCACAAAGTTTCCAACACTGAAATTGGATATAAAACCACCTAAATATGGAGCAGTTATATTTCGACCCCTTGAAGAAAATTCTAACCGTTGCCACCCATATGCACTCCATCAAGGAACTCCAATTAAATCTGGTGAAAAATACATATGTAACATTTGGATCAGAGAAGGTCAATTTAACGGTGGTTAAAATTATTTTGCGTTAAACACATCTTATAATTGTGTTAAGATTAATTAAAATGTCTGAAAATAATTTTATTAGAGTTGAAAAAAGCGAAGGTAAGAAGAAAAATATATCATTAAAAAATATTGAACCAATGAATGGAATAAAAGTAATTAAAGACTCTTCAAGTGATCTTAGCAGTGATGATTCTTCTGTTATTTCCGATATATCTTACCAAAAACCTAAAAAGACAAAAAAAGTACTTAGAAGAAAGGAAATGCCTTATCAACAAAGACCCCAGGAACATGATTATTCTGCTTTTTCCAATCCCAAAAAGGTTGCTCCATCTGTTAAAAATGATTATTCAGAATCTGAAAGTTCCTACCAAAGTTCAGAAGAAGACAACGGTAGTGAACATTCTTTTAAAAAATCCAAAGAATCATGGGAAGATAAACAAAAGATGAAACAGGATCTTCTTATGAAAATCCAATCACTTGAGAAAAAAGGATTTGAATTTTCCAAAAAATTTACAATGACATCAAATTATGAAGAAATGATGTTCGAATATCAAAAAATTAAACATTTTGTTGAAACACAATCAGCAATTAAATTTTCAAGAAGGTGTTTGATGGCATGTGTGACTGGTTTGGAATTTGTTAATAAACGTTTTGACCCATTCCACATTAAACTTGAAGGATGGTCAGAAAGTGTTATGGAAAATATTGACGACTATGACAATATTTTTGAAAAACTCCATGAAAAGTATGGAGGAAAAGCAGAAATTGCTCCAGAAATAGAACTTCTTCTTACACTTGGTGGAAGTGCCTTTATGTTTCACCTTACAAATACCCTTCTCAAGGGTCCAGGAATGGGTGGAATGCTTGCCCAGAACAATCCAAATATGATGCAAAGTATGATGAGTGCAATGAGTCAAGGTATGAAAGATATGAAACCTCCATCTGGACCTCAAATGGCAAATATGTTTCAAAACCAACAAAACCCCCAACAAATGGGACAAAATGGTTTTCCAAAACCTATGGATACCAGACCACCTGGGAGACAAGAAATGAGAGGACCCAATATAGACCCAGGACTTTTTAACGGAACACCTTTGGCAACAAACCATCCAAGTGCTAATATTCAAAAACCAATGAATCCTCAACCCCCACCAAATTTGTTTTACGACAATTCCCCAATAAAGGAAGACGACCGGTTTTCAATTGCATCGAGTGATTCAAGTTTATCTGAAATAAGTAATCTATCGGAAGTAAAAAGTGTAACTGTTAGGAAAAATAAAAATGGTAAAAATGGTAAAGGTGGTGGATTGGAATTGAATATTATTTAAATTGAAAAAAAAATAAAAGGTTTTATTAAAGATGAGTAGACTTAATTATGCACCTTTGGGAGAGGCATACTTTCTTGGGTCCGATCAAATAAAAGATACACAATCAGAAATTGCAAAACTAAGAAGTTTAATATCTGATTCTACACTTTCAAAAAATAACAACAATAAAAAAGACACACCTGTAAGAGTTGGACAATCTGATTCAACGAGTGTTTCATTTGTTAAAGACGAAAAAAATGAAAAAAATGACAAAGACATCGATCTTCTGAAGATTATACAACACCCGCGATTTGAAGATATTGTTAAGAATTACATTATAGTAAAACACCCAGAATGGTTAAATTCAACATTTAGTAAAACAGAATTTGTACCTAACAAACAAAATAAAGTTAAAGAAGGTTTTAAAGAATATTTTGGAAGTAGTTATTCAACAACAGTTTGTTCAAATATACAAAACTATCTTATGTTTTTTATAGTAACACTTTGTATTTATCTCTTTTTAAAAATGATTTTAAAGAATTAAAATTAATTAATCTTTTCAGTTTCTTGAAATCAACCAAAGGATTTCAGTTTCTTGAAATCAACCAAAGGATTTCAGTTTCTTGAAATCCTTAAATTTTTCTTTTCAGGTTTTACTTTTAAATTTTTTATTTCAGTTATCTCAGGATGAATGTAATTATATTTAATTAGATTCATGTGATATGATTCAACAAGA